ACCACTCCGGACGCTGATACTGGTAAAATGTATATTCCTTTAAGATTTTGGTTTAATAGAAATGCTGGTTTAGCTTTACCTTTAATTGCTTTACAATATCATGAAGTTAAAATTAATGTTAAATTTCTTCCTATGGTGGTTGCATCAACTTATGTAAAAGATTTAAAATCTAGTTTAATGGTTAATTACATATATTTAGATACTGATGAAAGAAGAAGATTTGCCCAAGTCAGCCATGAATATTTAATAGAACAAGTTCAACATACCGGTTCAGAAGAATTGAAAGCACAAACTAAACTTGACTTAAACTTTAATCATCCTGTTAAAGCTTTATTATGGACTACTGATGATGCACATGTAACCAAAGCTAAACTTCAATTAAATGGACATGATAGATTCTCGGAACAAGAGGGTGATTATTTCCATTTACTTCAACCTTATGAATGTGGATTAGGACATTCTCACTCTTTAACAAAATCCACCAGAGCATGGGATGCCGTTAAAAGAAATGCCACAGAAAATCCTGTAGGAATGTATTCCTTCTGCTTAAAACCCGGAGAACATCAACCCAGTGGTTCATGCAATTTCTCCAGAATTGATAATGCTAAATTACATTTAACTAATAGTGTAGGTACTAGTCCTAAAATATGGGTATTTGCCTTAAATTATAATGTATTAAGAATTATGAGTGGTATGGGTGGTTTAACTTATTCTAATTAAATTATATAATTAAATTATTATTTTATTATTTTAATTATTTTTTTTTAATTTTAATTCATTTTATTATTTTAATTATTTTTTTTAATTTTAATTATTTTTTTTTAATTTTTATTCATTTTTAATTTTAATTCATTTTTAATTTTAATTATTTTTTTAATTAAATTTAATTCATTTTTTTTTTCTATGTATATTATATATAAAATGGGTGGTGGTTTAATGCAATTAGTCGCAATGGGAGCACAAGATGTTTTTCTTACTGGTAATCCTCAAATAACTTTTTTCAAAGTCATGTACAAAAGACATACTAATTTTTCTAAAGAATGTATTGAACAAGAATTTAATGGAAATGCTTCATTTGGTGGAAATGCTACATGCACTTTAGCCAGAAATGGTGATTTAGTTCAAGAAATATATGTTCGAGCGCATTTCTCACAAAAAACCGAAGCATATGAAAGAGATGCTACTGAATTAATAGAACATGTTGAAGTTGAAATTGGAGGTCAAAAAATTGATAAACATTATTCTCAATGGTTAGATATATATAATGAATTATTTGAAACTAATCATGATTATAGTAAATTATTACGAAATGCTCCCACCCCTTCAACCACTCCGGACGCTGATACTGGTAAAATGTATATTCCTTTAAGATTTTGGTTTAATAGAAATGCTGGTTTAGCTTTACCTTTAATTGCTTTACAATATCATGAAGTTAAAATTAATGTTAAATTTGCTGCTGCATCAGGCTTGGCATCAACAGTAGCCAAAACTCCCATAGATTTAAAAGCTAGTTTAATGGTTAATTACATATATTTAGATACTGATGAAAGAAGAAGATTTGCCCAAGTCAGCCATGAATATTTAATAGAACAAGTTCAACATACTGGTTCAGAAGAATTGAAAGCACAAACTAAACTTGACTTAAACTTTAATCATCCTGTTAAAGCTTTATTATGGACAAGTAAAACTAAACATGTAAAGAAAGCTAAACTTCAATTAAATGGACACGATAGATTCTCAGAACAAGAGGGTGAATATTTCCATTTACTTCAACCTTATGAATGTGGATTAGGACATACTCACTCTTTAATACAATCCACCAGAAAATGGGGTCCTGTATCAGTTAGTGCCGATGAACATTCTGTAGGAATGTATTCCTTCTGCTTAAAACCCGGAGAACATCAACCCAGTGGTTCATGTAATTTTTCCAGAATTGATAATGCTAAATTACATTTAGAAGGTAGTGGAAACGGTAATATATGGGTATTTGCATTAAGTTATAATGTATTAAGAATTATGAGTGGTATGGGTGGTTTAACTTATTCTAATTAATAATTTTAATTAACTTATTCTAATTAAATAGTAAAATTAAATAATAAATAATATATATTTTTTTTTTTCTATGTATATTATATATAAATGGGTGGTGGATTAATGCAATTAGTAGCAATGGGAGCACAAGATGTTTTTCTTACTGGTAATCCTCAAATAACTTTTTTCAAAGTTATGTATAAAAGACATACTAATTTTTCAAAAGAATGTATTGAACAAAATTTTAATGGAAAAGTTTCATTAGGTGGTAATGCTACATGCACTTTAGCCAGAAATGGTGATTTAGTTCAAGAAATATATGTAAAAATTAATTTTACTAATCAAGCTAGTGCTGATGGACCATCTTCTGGTGTTGATTTAACAACTATTATAAAATATGTTGAAGTTGAAATTGGTGGTCAAAAAATTGATAAACATTATTCACAGTGGTTAGATATATATAATGAATTATTTGAAACGAAACATGATAATAGACTTTTATTATCATCTGGTTCATTAGCAGCAAGTGCTACAAATACATTATATATACCTTTAAGATTTTGGTTTAATAAAAATGCTGGATTAGCTTTACCTTTAATTGCTTTACAATATCATGAAGTTAAAATAAATGTTAAATTTGGTGAAAGTTCTGTATTATATAATAAAGTTGATATAACTACTTTTAATTCTAAATTACTTGTAAATTATATTTATTTAGATACTGATGAAAGACGAAGATTTGCTCAAGTTAGTCATGAATATTTAATAGAACAAATACAACATACTGGAACAGAAACTTTAACTACATCATCATCAAATATAGAATTAAATTTTAATCATCCAATAAAAGCATTATTTTGGACTACAGATGGAAAAGGATATATATCAGAAAATACTCTTCAATTAAATGGTCATGATAGATTTTCTAAACAAGAAAATAATTATTTTCATATAGTTCAACCATATGAATGTGGATTAGGTATGAATGGAAAAACATTAGTAAATAACGGTGTGACTACTACGACTACGACTGCGGCAGCAAAAGTAAAAATTGATACTGATGCTGCTGGTGATGCTTCTATTTTAGCAGGTTCAGGTGGTAGTGCTGCTACTACCAGTGCGGCGACTGGTGCTACATATACGAATAATGTCACCACTGAGTTAGGAAAAATAGCAACTTCTGCTGCTTCTGCAACTACTGCGGGTATTTTTACTAGTTTTTTAGGATACGTAAATACCACTATTAGTGATTGGAATATCGCCAAGGCGCAGATACTTAATACTGAAACTGCGGGAAATTCTGCTAAGGGTGCTGTGACAACTCTTACTACTATTGGTGAAGCTAATAATGCTAAAAGTTTCATAGATGCCCTTTTAAGAAATGGGGGTGGCACTGTGGCCGCCAAGGGAGCTAATCTATTAATTAAAGATGTTCGAGATAGGATAGAAATTTCTGTTACTCAAGCAAATAACTTAGTAATATCAACAACAGCAACAGGAGTTCCAGCTGATATAACAGCTGCTGATACCGTAAAAAAAAATATAACTGATGCTAAAACTGCGATTGATTTTCTTTTCTCATTAACACAAAATACTGTGCGATTAACTAATATTGCATTAGTTAGTGTTAATACATTAATTAGTACTTTTAGTGGTGGTATTTCATTTGATAGAACATGGACAGGTGTAAAACATATAAATGTTAATAATCCTGTTGGTATGTATTCATTTTGTTTAAAACCAGCAGAACATCAACCAAGTGGTTCTTGTAATTTTTCAAGAATTGATAATGCTAAATTAAGAGTTACTGGAATATTAAATAGTAGTATAACTTCTTGTAATTTATATATATTTGCATTAAATTATAATGTATTAAGAATTATGAGTGGTATGGGTGGTTTAACTTATTCTAATTAAATATATATATATATATATATATAACTAATAAAGTATTTAATTTTAATTATTTAAAAGTATTTTTTTTTTATTATATATTATATAATGGGAGGAGGTTTTATAGAATTAGAAAGACAAGGCATACAAAATACATTTTTAATAGGAAATCCTCAAATTACATTTTTTAAAATAGTATATAAAAGATTTACAAATTTTGCTAAAGAATGTATTGAAGAAAAATTTAATAAAACAATTAAATCAAATGAATTATTAAGTCATAATCTAACAAAAACTGGAGATTTAGTTCAAGAAATATATTTTAATATTAAAGCACAATTTGAACCAATTGCAAATAATCCTATTTATGGTAAATATGATATTACAAATATAATAGAATATGTAGAAATTGAAATTGGAGGTCAAAAAATTGATAAACATTATAGTCAATGGTTAGATATA